TCATTGGAATGATGTTCGTTGTTCCAATGAGGTTTGAACGTCCGACTGTCAACATCATGTTCTTAACCGGACTTTCTGCCCAGTCCTGAAGAACATCCTCGGCTGATTCGTCTCCATACAGAGTACGAAGGGAAACGTTGTACAATGTTTCACCGAACAAGGCGACACTGACCAAGAACAAACCATACGCCAATTTTTCATTTGCAATATTATTAAGCATGATGTTATTAAACCATGCTCGTGCAAATCCTGTAAACTGGTTCTTCAATTTGCTGAATGGATCAATGCCACCCATAGGCATATTGACATCCTGAACACCAGGAGTGACAACATGTCTAGTCAATTCAGTTTCTTTGTACGAGTTGATGATATCAACAGCGTCCGTGTATTCCGGATTCTTCAGTTTGAGTTCTTCGAGAAGATCGTAATCCAACGCACCGTTGTCTTTATCAAGAAGTCTGCCGCCTGTTTTGAGATCCATCTCACGAATTTTCTGGATGATATCAGGATTCAATAGACCTGCTTGGTTAAACCTAGCAGCCAATGAGATATCTTCACCAAACCCGTGATCGCTTGCCATCTTTCTGAAGACCGCCTCAGGATCGACTTCATTGGCCCAGTTATAAGCCGCATGAGTCTTGGCCAACGCTTCAAGATTGTCGAACAAACGAATCAGACGTACCGAGGATGCGTGTACAGCCATCGCAGAAGCAAAGCCCTGCAACAGATCTTCACCCGCAATGCCACTGGTAGCGTGATGCAACCATGCAACAACGGACTTGGTTTTGTTCATCAGTCCTTCCGAGCCAAGAACGACTCGTGTCGGATTGATAAACGTACGCTCAAGCCAGTTACGATTGATTGTAACTGAATCAACAGAAGATGCCAAAGTGTGAGGCAGTCTATTACGCATCCACAGGTATCCTGCGGTAATGCCCTTCAACTGATCCTTTGTCATACCTCTCAGTGTGTCTCGAACCAGCCGTGAAAATCCGTGCGCTCCGTCTTTGACGGCGGTATTCAACAAGATCATGGGAACTTCGGTCACGCCTGTTGCTACGGCACTGCGAGCAGACACGGGAATTCGTGCCGCTGTTCCAATGATATCCGCAAGATCGTCTGTGATTCCTTGCTTTCTGGTGATATCAGAATACGATGAATCTCTCAAAGCATTGAACTGATTGCGAAGGTACTGTGTACTATTTTTAATTGCTTCTCGGGCTTTCTCATCAAGATCAGCCTGTCTCAGTAACATGTCCTCAATACCGTCAATCAGTTCCAAAGCACCGATATCTCGTCGTGAAACACCAAGCAATTGTTTGACAAAGGCATTGATGGCTTCTTGTTCAGAGATTCGATACACGGTTCTAGTATATTGGTTGAGTCCTTCACCGGGACGGAAGTCAATAAACTTAGACACTTCAGGATGAAACCATGCGTCAACCTGGACGGCACGTTCCAAAGTAGCGTCTGCCCTAGCCAACGCCAAATCTTGTTTGGCCTTGTCAATAGGCATTCCAAGTTTGTTTCTAGCCGCAAGGTGTGCTTCTCTCAAAAGACCCTCAACAGGAACTCCATCGGTATCAACCTTGGTTGAACGCAGGATTTCAAAGTATCTGATCTTATCAGCAGGCAACAGATCGTTCACGTTCTTCGGTTCTGCTGAATATCCTCGACCTAAACCAGCAAATGTATACTCACTAGTAGCGGGATTCCAAACCCACATACCTTCAATAGATCGAAGTGTCTTCTTGTGCAAGACCGCAGTAGGTCCGCTAAATTGTTCATCAAAGAATTTAAACAGACCATCTGTAAGCCCTTGTAAATCACGACGATCACTTCTAACTACGAACGTTCCTGAGTACGCATCAAGCGTTCCCTTGAAGTGTCCTGATGCAATTCCTCGACGTTCCATTTCTTTATACAGTCCCGACAGAATCGGAACCACCTGATCTGCTAGTCTCTGAATCTGAGGACCAGTAGACGTAGGCAATGTAACGTTATTGATTTGAGCCAGCGATACTTTCATCACCAGTTCTCGTGTTGCATCGTCAACGTTATTCAGAACAGTATTGATCTTATCAATCGTACGGCTGATTTGAGTCACAGCCAACTGTTTACGCTGGCTAAGACCAGGACCAACCAAAGTGTTGTATCCAAAGGACGATGTGTAGAGATTGTGAGAAGAGACCAACTGACTCATTCTGGCGATAATCGGAATAGCGGAACCGACCGTGGCCAAAGAGCCTTGGTCAAACACGCCACCAACCTTTCGCAATGTACGAACAGAATCTGAAGAGGCGTACACAAGCCAGTTGTTGTTGCCCTTGTTCAGTGTTCCATCTTCAGCAGCATTGACAAGAATACGTCCAACTTCATTAGAGTCGGCTTTTTCACCGGAAAGTTTTTCTGGAACTCCGAACTCAAAGATCTTTTCACGAGTAGCAGGAACCTCTTTCATTCCTTTGCTGTTGGCAGGAGCATAGTTTCTGTTGAACACTTCGTGCAATTTTCTAAGAGATCTGCGTATTTCAGTTCGGGCTGCGCGTATCTCTTCCAGATTGCCACCTGCGTCTGCCTTGTCTCGTGCCACTCGTGCTGCTTCCACGGATTTAACGGCTCTGGCATAAGCACTGGTGGGATTGTTAAAGTCATTAACAGGAACGACAACCACACCCTCAACAGGTTGGTTCGGGAACTCAGGATCAAGATCTGCCCAAGTCTTTTGACTGTCTGTAAGATGATTCTCAAATCCGTAGTACATCTTGTTCAATGTTCTATTGAACTCAGCCTCAGACATGATGTAATACTTCGCTATCTGTTCAAGTTCCTTTCTCATGTCCCTTGAAAGACGTTTCTTCAGTATTTTTGTAATGAATTCAGAAGTATTTCCGATCTTCTTTTTCTTTCTCAGTTGATCGGCGATCTCTTCATAGATCCACGACATACTAGTGGACTCGGGAAGAAGATCGAGTTCGCTGAACTTAATGAGTGCATTGTAACGTGCGTAGATACGCTGGGCAAGAATATCCAAAGCATACGCATTCTTCTTAGCCAAAGCCTTAGCACGAGCGGTCATTTCTCCATCGACTTTTGTCTTAGGAGCCATGCCTGTTGCATCGGTATACATCAGCAACTTCTCATATTCGTCAACAGAAAGTCTGACAATCGGATTGCGTGCTTGACGTAACTTTTGCCTACCTTCTCGTACCGCTCTACGAATGCGTTCATTCATTTGAGATGCCATATACATAATTGTGGCATCGTCCATGTTTGCATTTTCACGAAGGAACTGCATCATAGCAACACGTTCTTCGTGATCTGAAGCATTCATCAATTTAATCAAAGCACGGTTAATAATACCATCAACCTGAACTTCAACGTAACCTGCACGAGAGTTTGTTCCGATAGACGCTGAGATAGAATCAACGTCTATGTTTTCTGGTATCTCAGGTTTAACCGTATAATCATAAGTAATACCATCTTTTACAACCGTAATAGGTCTCGGTGTAAACATCGTGTCCATGATCTTGATAATGTCGTCACTGAGGACAATATCTGGACTTGATGTGGTAATGGTCTGGTATAGATTGGCCAACCAGAATCGCATCTTCGCAAAGATAGACCGAAGTCCTTCACTGGGAACTCGGCCCTGTTCGACATAGGCAAGGAAGGAATCCGCAAATTTGTCCTTGGAGATCTGGGACCATGTTTCCATGTCCTCAGTTCCTGCCCACTTAGCCAACTTCTTCTTTTGAGACGAAGGAAGATCTTTGTAGAATATGGTGGACAGTTCTTTGACCAAAGACTTAAAGTCTGTTTTGTCTTTAAAGGCATAGATGATTGTCTTGCCTTTGGAGGTGTCTGCCCACGCTTCTCGCATCTTGGGATCGACCTTCATCTTCTCCAGTGCCGCCGTTCTAAAGTCAGGCGACTTGGGATCAATAATAAAGTCACCAATTCGTCTGGCAATGTATTGATCCGTTGTCAATCCAAGTGCGCTGGCTCTGTGAGCCACCAACGTCAACAAGGTAATCGCCTGCTCGTCAAGCAGTTTCTCATCGACAGCAGTAATCTTGGGTCGCATGTCTGAAACAACACCCATGACCTTTGTGCTGTCTCCGGCTGCATTGACAACAACACCAACGAGATTCTCGTCAGGCGTTGTCGAGTAGATGAAATCTTTGCTTTCTCTGGTAACAACACCTTCCGACAACATGGCCTTACCGTTAAGGCGATTCAAAGCATCTGCCTCTTCTTTGAGAACAAAGATAAGACGTGCCTCGTTGCCGAACAACTGTTCAACAGTTGCGGTTGTACCATCTTTCATTGTAAAGGCTTTAGTTGAATCGTCATAAGATGTAGCACCGATATCGGAGACAACATCTTTACCAATAGCCATCGTAGTCGGCTTGCCTGCTGACAATGCCTGTCGGATGTTAGCCAAGAACCACGCACTATTTCGTTTGGGATTGGAGGACGCTCCAAATGAAATCGGAACTCCATCAATGATCAAATCATTTTCAATGAACATGTCGAACTTTTCTTCAAGAGACGGAATACGTCCCTCATTCAGTTCTTTGTTCTTGTTGTATTTAGCAAGTTCCTCGATATCAACAGCCATCCTGGAGATTTCAACTTCGTTTGGATTACTCTTAACAATCCAATCTAAGAACATTGCCTGATCAATACCGGAATCATCAACGCTGTCCCACCAGTTCTGGTTCAGAATACGTTCTGTGTGGTAGAACGCACTGCTCCACGGATCTTTGGTAAGACGTTGCAACTGAAACGCAAGTTCTTCAGCCAGTTCTGCACGTTTCTCAATCTTTACAAACTCAGGTATTTCCAGTTTGGGATCGACGCGCTTTACTGGAGGCGTAACGATTCCAGATATTTTGGATACTGTGTCCGCAACAACCTTGGGTACAGGAACCTTTTCTCGAATCTTAGGAATAACGTACTTAGATCCGGCAAATACTCCAGCCAAGAACGCACCAAATCCTGCACCTGCCACGGCTCCGTAGACCAACTCCTGAGCCTGTTGACTAGGGGTGTAGGTAGATCCTGCTTCTTCTAGATATGTAGATGTATACGGAGTTGATAGAATATTCTGAGCAACAACCGTGCCTGCACCTGAAGCCAACGATGTTGTCAAGTTTTTGTTTGTCAGATTGAATAAATCGTCAGCAAATTTTGCGGCATTGTCTGTGTGTTCAGCAACAAACATTAACGCATTTGCGCCTCGACGTGCTGCAAATCCAGAGGCTCCTCTAACAAATGCAAGTTTTCCTGCTGCAGTAGACAGGCCTCGTGCCGATTTTGTTACAAGACCTGTGCCAAGGTATGTAGTAGGATCTCCTAATACGTTCGTGGCAAGAGCAATTGTTCCTGAAATCGGAGACCACCATGTCTCGAATACGCCTACGTTGTCTTCAATTGCATTAAGAGTTCCAAACACTTCCAGAAGTTTATCAGTCGCTTCATCTGCTGTTTGATTGAATCCAGTAAAATTATATCCGTATCCTTTGATACGTTCCATAACTTCCGCAGGAACGGCTTTGGCTACTTCTTCACCGCTGTTGAATTTTCTCCAGTCATCGGGATCAATGTTATATCCGTTCTTGAAGACATCATAAGCGTTGGATCGAGCAGTCGCTTCAGCACCAAATCGAAACACGTTGATGACATTGAAGCCGCCGCCACCGATAATCGTATTCTGAGTAACAAACGCATTTGACACATCGTTAGCAAACGACACCGTAGGGTTACTGAATCCTCGATCTGTAGAGAACTGAGGCAATGTAGGAGTAAAGTCTTTTGCTCCCATTGCATATCTAGGAGATATGGCGGGTCCATACACTCGTTCAACAGGAGCAAAAGTAGCCTGCGGTTGGCTTCCTGATTCTTCAGGAAGAGGAATGTCTGTGGTCGCTTCCGTATACAAAGGCGTTTCCGGAACTGGAAAATCTTCCTTTGTAGATTGCTTAAGTCGATTGAACAACTTATAAGCCTTGGTCATGGTTTCAGATCCACCTGCAAGAGATCCGTCTTGCGTACTATCAGTAGGCATGATGCCTCCTTTCTAAATTGCCGAACGACATTTCTATCGTTCGACAGTGTGATTATCGTGAACGTGTTCCAACATTAACAACCGGACGCATTGGGCGATTTATACGATCATAGATTGGCTTTGCTGCCATTCGTTCTTGTGCTGACATTGCTACGAATGGAGGACCGCCTGTAGGTTGCTCACTGAGTGTCGGGAATTGAAGACTGTCATTAGTCAATCTGATTTCGGTCAAACCGTCTTTGGCATAGATGGTTTTCCAAACAGACTGTCGCTCATCCCAATACTGTAATGCACCACCTCGTGCAAGTTGGTAATCTGGACTCATGTTACCAGGAGCCGTGTTAAAGAACGTCAGCATGTTGTCTTCATCGAACGACAAGTTCCATGTAAGATCATACATTTCTTGTGCAGTAACACCTGCCTTGGCGAATTCGATCTCTAGTAAATCCCCAAACGTATTGAACTTCACGTTAGAGTTTACTCCAAAGTGTTTGCGGTACGCTTCTTTGTAGCGTTCTGGTATCTGTTTATTGAATACACTGGTGAGCAGATCTTGACGTTTATCGTCTTTGACATAATAACCATAAGGATCAACAAACAAATTCTTGCTACCGTCCGGCTGATAGACAACGGCAAATCCGTTCTTGTCTAACATTGCCTTGGTTACAGCAGTGGCATCAGCCTTAGGATACAATGCCTTTGTAGACTCATAGGCTGTTTTAATAAAGTCAACTTCTCGTTTAGATAGATTAATATTTATCATATCCAACTTATTAAGAACGTCTTTGAATTCTGTTGCACCTGCCGTCTGTCTTGCTGAACCATCGGGATCGGCAGCCATAGCCACATTCTGAAGATATTGAGTAATTGTCATACCATTCGGTACGGACACCTTACCAGTGTCATCAACAATGTTTTGGACATGAGCAAGTTGGATTAACTGAATATCTGTAAGTTGACTCTCTTTTGAATTGCGAAGATAGGATCTGATACTCGGATTCTCAAATCCATTCCAAGACCTGAACAAAGCAATTCCTCTCATCACCTCAAAAGGACTGCTTGAAGAAAGGTCTTTAGCAATCTCTTCAACATAGTTCAGAGTTGGATTTTCTCCGTTCATTGTTTGCTTGTCTCGCATGGCCATTGCACTAGCAAGACGCAACTGTTCGTTCTGGTCTCCTGGTTCTCTGCTGTTTACCAACTGTTTGATTCGATCAGAAGAAAACCCTAGAGATTCATAGCCACGAATACCGTCACTGATTATCGTTGGATTTCTAGTTTCTTGACTGGGAAGAACAAGTTTGTCCACAAGTTGTCCGATTTTAACACCGCTTCTTTGTGCTTGCATAATCTGATCAACGGTAACCCCTTTCTTTGGTTTACCGTCTTTGTCAGTATTGTCTTTAGTTCTAAAAGACTTGCTGACATCAATAGCAGCCTGAAGAATCATGTCTTTGGCATCGTCTTGTCCGAACGTCAATGCCGTAGAAAAGTCACCTGTCACAAGAATCTTATTGAGTTCGTCTTCAGAGAATAACGGACTGCCGTCAGTCGGATTCATCATACTTCGGAGTTGATCAACAAGAACAAAATCTCCGACTGTACTGTTTGATGGTGTACCGTCTGTGTTCATCAGCCATTCTTTGGCATGTTCGGATGGCTGTGCGCCCGTAAACGAACGTGCAACAGAAGAAAGTGCAATATTTTCTAGTGCTTTTGTTCCATTGCTTTGAACTCGATTCAATGCTTCAGACGTTCCGGCTGTTCGTGTAAAGAATGGAGTTGCCTTAAATATCTGATTCATGTTGTAGGCAACTTCAGCCAATTCTTGAGGATTACTGGTAGAGGAAATATCAGAAGACAATCCCGTAATGGCCTGATTAACAGCCTGTTCGATCTTGCTTTTGAAGGATATTTGATCGGTAGGACTGAGCGTCTTTGCAAACTCTTCTGCGTTAGTTAGTGAATCGACAAAGTATTGTGCGCCAAACTTAATTGATTTTTCAATGTTGTCTACGCGCATTTTGATTTGGGCCTGTTGAGTTTCGTCTTGAATCTTGATCCCAAATTTCTGTGCAGTTATAATACCTTGTTTTTCGATAGATTCTTTTAGAATCGGATCATTCGTAGGAAGACCAGTTTCATTGTTCCATATGATTCTAGGGTCTAGATTTGTATCTCTGATATTGAAACCAATCAACTGAATTACACCATTGACACCATTAGTAGCAACGAAATCTCGTGTGCCTTTATCAACGTCAAACTTATCTGATATAATACCAGAACTTACACTCGACAGTTCGTTTGCTTTTTTGCGCAAATCCAGGACTTCAGTCCTTTTCTGTTCTATTTGTTTCTGGATTAGATCTTTTTGTGTCACTCCAAAACGAGTTTGAGCGGCAATGATTTTTTCTTGTGCTTTAAGATTGCCTTCGTATTGTTTAGAGAGTTGTTCCAAGTTCTGTGCAGCAACAACAAAGTTTCCGTCAACTTCGTATGTATATTTGACGGCCTCTAGGTTTACATCCAGCAGTTGAAGAGCGGTCTCAGATTGTCTCTTGAGATAGTCCTCTCGTTCTTTTGCTGCAGTCTTCTGGAGTTCTTCGTTATATTTGCTGATGGTTTGCTTTACACCAACAAGACCTTCAGTCGCTGCGGTACGAATAGCAGGAGGAAGAGCACCTGTAGTGCTCATCTCTGTCTGATAAAAGTCTTCAAGAATACCGAGATCGTTATTGTTTGTAGCCTCCAGTTTGGCGGCTGCTTCTCGTTCTTGGTATGACTGAATCTTTGATTTTGTTTGCAGATTGATCACGTCAGACGCAGCACCTGCAACAGCAGGAACAAGTCCGGCGATCTGAGCGAACAAAGACTGCTTCTGCTCGACCTGTACGGTCGGTTGCATAGCAGGATTAAACGTGGTCTGGCTTTGGTATTGACCAGGGCCTGGACCAAATGTGGGCATTCGTGACATGTTGTCTCCTATTTAGGCTAGTCTAAAATTACCAATACTTTGTGCAGTAGGAGAACTGAATCCTGAAGATCCGGCAGTGGAGGACATTGCTGTTCCTGTTCCTAAAGAACCAGCACCTCCACCAATACCCGCAGCACTGAGAGAACTACCAAGGGCAAGTCCTGCTTGCAGTCCCTGAAGACCTCCTCCGATACCTGCCATCCATGGGTTTTGAATCATGGATCTTGCTCGGTTGATTTCACTGGCTGCGTTGGCCCAGATATTGACTTCTTGGGACGCGCCTTGCCGTTGAATGTTGGTAACATCTTCCAAAGCAGCGGCAAGAGACGCTCTACGAATTGCTTCGGATGCTTGACTTCCAGCAACGTTTCTTACAGCGGAAGAAGTGTCGCTGGCTTTAATGTATTGTGCGTATTGATTAGACAACTTCTGTAGTTGTGAGCGAACTGATTGATCATTGAGAATGTCATTAGCCTTCGCTGCGGCGGCTGATGCTTTCATTTGTCTCTCGGCATTTCGGTTCTGGGCTGAAGCCTGTGATGCGCTAGATGCAGCACCAAAGGCAGCCATACCGATTCCTAGAGTCAGTGATACTGGGTCTGCCATATGTATCTCTTTATTTAGCCGGGTTACGTTTAAGCGGAACGAATCTAATTAACATCGTTCCAGAAACCAAACGAGCCGGAAGGTGTGAATCGCTTGTAATTTTGATGGACATATTCTTGGAAGAGACCATGGGCTTGCATGAGAACTCTCCGTCTTTCTCGATTACGATTGATCCCGCAACAGCGGAACCGACACGCAAGGGATTGAAGACGTGGCTGTTGGTCTCTCTCTTGTATGGTTGCACTTCAACTTTATAGTATCCTGTGTTCTTGTGAATCAATCTCAGTCCCATGACAGAGATTGTTCCAGGCACTACTCGGTTGTTCTGATCTTTGACGTATGGCGGTGTCAATTCTACAACCATGTTGTATGACCTACCAACAAACGAAGATCCCGCAAAGTTACCAGAACACGTCAGGACGGTTACACCACCAACGGTAGTATTGGTAACGACTCGCTCAAAGCCTGCCTTGGAACCGAATGCAGATCCAAGGATGACCTTGTTAATGCTAGAGTCAAGAAACGGCAGGGTCCAAGACGTGATCTTGGTTGCTGTGTTGTACGTTCCTGTGACTGCAAAGCGTCGATCAAGTCTGTTGGCGAATGAAAGACCAGAGTCGTTGGCCTCTTCACCGATTAACAACTTATCAAAGTAGTAACTAGATCCTCGCTTAACCAGGATGTGGACCCACGAGTCAAACGTATTGAACGATTTGATCGTGTCCACTAAGGTCTCTGTTCCGTTGGGATTGGTAATGACACCGAATCTCCATTTGCACCATGCGGCTTGAACCTTCTCGGTTCCTGTCATCACACAGTAGTGAACATAGATGGTAGAGGGATCATCATCGAACGTGGCCATGACCATGTTCTGTGTGCCGATAGACTTCAGTTCCTTAGGCGTATTGGGCAACCATCCCTGAACGTGCAGGGAGATGTCTACCGCCGTGTTGCCTGATACGGCATCCGTATAGAAGTATTCATACAGACGAGAAGGATCTTCTTTACTCAGGAAGAACAATCGTCCGCCCATGAAGATAGGAGGACACGAGTGGTCCACAGAGTGTCTGGTTGTAGAGAACACGTTAACTGAGGTAGGAGTCAAGGCTCCGTCTCCACCGCCTCGTACTTCGTACTGATACGAACCAGTACAGAACAGCACGAGACTGAGACCAAAGGACACCATGTGCCTGATCTGTGTGACCGTTGTACCAAAGGTAGCAATGTCAATCGGATCGGAATCTCCGACCTGTCTCCAGTTGTCCAAGAAGAAGTTACCGTAGTCGCTGATAGCCGACGACATGGCAAACTCGTCCCACGACAGCCAGAGGCGGTCTTGATGAAAGGTCATGGATGTCAACTTCTTACCTACGAACTTAGGCGCAGGGTTGGTCAAGGTGTCACCTGAGTATCTAGGAACCCAGGTATAACACGACAAGGTAAACGTACCATCGGGATTGTAGAACAACTTAACGGGCATCTTAGCCGCATCAAGCGTCCATCCCGCTTCGACGGCAGGTACTCGTGTGTACTTAGGACCATCGTTTGCTGTGTTCTGAGTCTTATAGTATCCTGCAGGATGTCCTACAGAATCTCCTACAGCGTACCAATACTGATTATCGGCTGTAGGTTTCTCAGGAAAGTCTAGATAAGAATCACGATACCTGTAGTTTTCTGGAGAACTGATATCCGTATTCAGAAATCTAATCTTATCTGTAGCAGTAGGATTGTGACTTGCTCCTGTATCGAGAACGTATTTAAGAACAATATGATCCTCTGTTTCATTTGCATACGCATCGTGCGTTGTCTTAAATGTTCCGCCTTGTTGCACTGCAGCATTATTGAATATCTGGAACTTTGTTCCAACAGGCACAAACCTATTTGGACCGACATTACTTACTGTAATCGTTCCAGAGCCTGTTGCATCAATTTCATGTTCACTAGTAAAGACATAGGTAGAACTATTCGCAGATCCGGAAGTGGCAACCGTAACATCTGTATTCAACAGAAACGTGGTGTCTCCGAAACTGATGCACTTGATCGTAGAGGTACTTGAGTTTGTAGTCAGGTACGTTCTCGGATTACCATTTGAAGTATCATAGGTAATCGTCTTCTTATCTCCGGTCAAGGCATCAAAGATCTGAACGACATTGGCATCGTTTGCCGCCTTGTCGGTGCTGATTACAACCATGAAGCGTCTGCTTGTGTCTCGATCAATCCAGTGGTAGTACATCTTCGTACCTTCACTTAGATCGAGGCTGTGGTTGGCACGTCCTGTAGGAACAATAGGAACCGTTCCGTTACGCTTGGACAGTCCCTTTTCAATCGGAAGAACGGTGTTCAGAGACTCTGAGGTCTGTCCCATGACACGCTGAGACTCGGGCTGTGTTGACACACCACCGATAAAGGACGGGATAGGAAATGGATTAGTAGCCATTGTCAATCATCCCCTTGTACTTGGCACTGGGTTTACGCAATCTTGTGACAGCCCAGTACGCATTGTTGTTCATGTTCTTGAACAGGTTAAAGTCTCCCTGTTCTTCGTTGGCACGCATCATACCCATGCGTGATCTCAGTTCCTGTTCGGCCAAGATCTGATCCATGTTGGTGTCGCCAACAGTAATCATCTGATACATTCGTGCGGCCTTGTCCACGATGGCGAACTGAATGTCCATCGGCAGATCTTCAAAGGCAATACCTACCACGAGATTGATTTCAATCTCCTTCGTGAAGGTAAAGGTATTGTTGTCGATATCATACAACCGAGTCGGTTGGTATCCTCGTTGAGTCACGTTACGGTTCAACGTCACAGCATCCACTCTCAGTGTACCCGTAGGAAGGTAGATGTTACCTTCGGTATCAGGCGAGTAGGTGTGGATCTCCGTGTTGACGGTAAGACCTTCCTTCTGGATTTCTGCGGTACACTGGTCCAAGGCGGCCTCGGCCAAGGTTGTGTCATTGATACCGTCATCCGACAACGAGTTTACGGGCTGTTCACCTGCAAACATAAGGATACGGTTAACTGCGGTGAGACGTGAGAATCTCATGTTAGACATTGTAATCTCCTGATTAAAGAAATAAACCCCACATCCATTTCTGAATGTGGGGTCTTGTTGTAATTTAATTACGCCACGCGAGCGATCTTGATCTTACCAGCGGCAACGCTAGTGCTATCAAGACGGTTGCAAACGGCGAGATACTTATTGCCATCGGTTCCAGTGAACCAGCCAATGTTCAACTTGTTGTCGGTCGTGTTGCTGTTACCAGTGGAGGTATCAACAAGAGCCTGACCAGTAGCCGTGGACAACGCGAGACCACCAGCAACCAACGTGCTGATCGTACCGTCATCGTTGATCTGAATCGTTCCGGTGTTTGCCACCGTACCGAGGTGCATGATCGCCCACAGAGTACCGAGAACGGCCTTCTGATTGATCTTGGTGATATACAGACCAGATGAGGACGACACGCCGTACTCTCCAGTTGCTGCACCGTTTGTAAAGGACTCATCATCATCAAGAACAAATTCTTGAGCCTTGCTATCGTAAACTGCCATGAGTTATATCTCCTATGTGTTTAAAAATATGAATTAGGTATCGTCGATCAAACGCCATGCGCCTTCGACACGCAGACCGCCACCACCCGTGTGAATGGAGGACACGAGGAGATCGCTTTGC